GGGTCAAATCTAATTAAATAAAATTATAATTAAATAAAATTATAATTAATTAAAATAAAGAAATGTTTGTCTCATTATGTATCTACCTATATTCATCAGGTTAAAAAAATCCCAAGACCCCTCAAATCTTAAACTAAAATGTAATAATAATTAATAAAAATTACATCCTTTTGCTATAGGGGACCTATTTTCCAAAAATAGAAACAAAATACCATAAATTTTAAAATCATTAGGTCAAAAAATCCGCAGGGCTTTTTTATTTTCTAAACTTTTTCAGCAGCACAAGTGTAATATAAATCAAATGTATATCACAGGCACAGTATCAGATTTTGAAACAAGGCTTCACGAACTCGCAATCAGCGGGGCAGATTTACCCATTTTCTTAACTGAGTGCAGGGGATACACAGGCACTGGCGCTCCTTCTTCTGGTGCGCCTGCTTCTGGCTTAACAGGCCGCTGGAACAGAGAATTCGCAATAAAGTTATATCAGATATCTGGCTTGAGTGATTATTACTTAACAGGCGCAATTTAATCATTTATGGCCAAACACCATATGAAAAAAAACAAAAACAAAGCTAAAGACCAATCTCCATATGTTTATCAAGACGACAAATTCAAAGGCAAGCTCCAATTCAAGAACAAAATCCAGTGGACAGAAAAGCAAAAAAAATTCATTGACTTAGTCTCCAATAAAGAAGTTAAACTCATTTTCATAAAAGGTCCTGCAGGTTCCAGCAAGTCTATACTTGCAGTCTATGCTGCCCTTTTGATGCTTGACCAGAAAAAAGTATCTGAAATCATGTATGTCAGGTCAGCAGTGGAAAGCTCCGAATCAAAAATGGGCTATTTGCCAGGAACCAATGAAGAGAAAATGGCCTTTTACAATTTACCATTTGAAGACAAGCTGCACGAATTGCTGCCCTCCAATGATGTTGAATCATTAAAAAAACAACAAAAAGTCACTTGCTTTTCAACCAACTTTGCCCGTGGCATGAGCTGGAATGCCAAAGCCATCATTATGGATGAGGCGCAAAACTCCTCACGAAAAGAAATTGTGACCATTTTAACTAGGTTAGGTCAGTTCTCCAGATGCTTTGTATTGGCAGACCCACTCCAGACTGACCTTGCTCATGGCAAAGGCGGCGGATTTGAGGAAATCTTTGCATTGTTTAATAATGAAGAGAGCCGCGAAAAAGGCATTTATACCTTTGAGTTTGGGGAAGAAGATATCATGCGCTCAGAGCTTGTTAGATACTTGGTTAAAAAGTTCAATCAATTACCAATTAAAAAGATTTGATATTTTTTAGCAAGTCTTCTTTTTTAATCAATTTAGATCTGCCGTTCTTTATTGAAAGAAGGTATTCTACTTGTGCAGAGTCATTTTCTTTTGCAAACTTGAGAATATCAGACACTTTTCTGCATACCACAAAGTCCATACTAACTGCATTATAGTTTGCATTTGGTTCCTTGTAAGCATTATCAATAAGTGAACCATTGGCGTCATTTGGGTTGGAAACATATACATGATTCCATAAAATACAAACATTTTCATCAAAATAATAATACCCCTTGTATTTGTCGATTTTGTCCATAAATATATCTGCCGCTTCTTCCAAATTACTCTCTTTTACTATGAAATTGCTATTGGAATGATGTTTTATCAGGAGTTCTTGGCACTTGACAAAAAAGTCAACTTTTTCTTCTTTTGATAGGGGATAAAATAGATTTGGCATAAAATTGTGTAAATTTTTAATAAATAGCTGTCTTTCTATTATAAAATAAATTAAATATGAGTATAAAAAATAAATTTTGTCATCATTGCGGAATAAAACTTGTTCCCACTGCAAAATTCTGTCCAGACTGCGGAACATCTCAATCTTCTTTGGGTTCAAAGCCTCCAGTTGAAGAAGTGGTAGAAGTTAAACCAAAAAAGAAACCACAATCAACTTTTACTCCAGTATCAAGGGGAGAAGGAGATGATGACGATGATGATAGTTACATTGATCATATAGATCATTTGGATATTTCCATGTCTGCATTGGAAATAGATTATATCCGACAAGACAATCCATCAAAAGAAAGCTTTGGCAACATAGTTCAACAAGGCGCATCACTGCCTCAAAATGCAGAAAACTTTACAAGAGGTGCCCCGCCACAAGTTGATCAGCAAGCCTTTTTACAACAATTCAAAAATGAGGCTGGCTCATTAAGACAAAAATAAAATGAGCAAAATGAAACGTCCCAAATTCGAAGACTGTTTGGGTTTAATCAATCAAGAAATAATAAAAAGAAAATCAAAATGGAGCTTATCTTCAATAGCTTGGATGGATTACGATGACGTTTCTCAAATCATTCGCTTCCACATTTACCAAAAATGGAAACAATACAATCCCGAAAAACCTTTGCAGCCTTGGGTCAGCATCATTATAACCAATCAGCTTCGCAATTTAATTAGAAATCATTATACAAATTATGCACGCCCTTGTTTAAGGTGTGATGCTGCAGTTGATAGTGATGGCTGCAAGATATACAAAGAGCAATGTGATGCATGCCCCCTGTTTGCTCATTGGAAAAAATACAAACAACCTGCCACATTTGTTAAACTGCCTGTCTCTATAGAAAATCATAACTATGAAGTATATGAAATTCCAGACAATAACAATTACGGAATAGAAGACATAAAAAAGCTACATGAAGTAATGAAAAAAATATTAAAGCCAATAGAGTATCAAGTATACAAAGGCTTGTATATTGACCACGAAGAAGAGTCTGTTGTTGCAAAAAGATTAGGCTTCATTTCTAATGAAAAAGGTCGCACCCCAGGATACAGGCAAATAAAAAACATCACAAAGTCAATTATCATTAAGGCTAAGGAATACATAGAAAAAGAAGGCTTAGATTAATATGGAAAATTCTCCAGAAATAGATTCTCTTACTCCAGAGCAAGAGAAACAAATGATGGATTTTTGGAACAAGACCCCAGAAAGTCCACCAGGGTTAAAAGAAATTACAAAAGAGATATTTGGCGGCGACTTTGATGGCAGAAGCGCCCAAGGTCGTGCAGTAAAAAAATCTTTATCCAAGTATAAACTAAAAGCTAGGGCAACAAGCGATTACATCCCCAGAACAAATGAAATACAATTGAGTGAAGAGCACAGGCAATTCATTATCAATCATGTTTCTACAATGAACTCGCTTGAAATTGCCAAAGCCGTTTTTCAAAATTCAAGTCTTACCAATCTAAATGCAGAAACCCGCGCAGTAAATGAATTTATCAAAACTCTTGACACAAGGGTAATTTATAATCAAGCACAGAATGATGATATCCCATCTGAGAATTATCAACCTCCTGCAACCATTGAAAAAGTATTGAGAAGAGTAAATAGATATGTAAACTGCTCCCTTGATAAAGAAAATTTAAAAAACCATCAGAGAAAAGGCTTAGAAGCTCTTATCAATTACTTGCACACATTTCGCTTCATCAAACAAATGAATACATTTGATAGCGAGGATGACAGAACACTTTGTGAAGATGCCTTTATCCGCTATACCTATGATAAGCCCGATTTAAATCAAGAAGAAGTTGACCAATACATCGAATTATCAAATCAAGTTGTGCAAGGATTCAAAGTTTTGCGCCGCAGCGAAAGAATGCAGTTTGCTCTTGAACAGGTAACTGGCAATGACCCAGACACAATGAAAGTTTCTATGGGACTGGTGGAAGCAATTGGTAAAGCCAGTACTGAATATGACCAATGCATCAAGCGCCAACAAAAACTACTTGATGATTTGAAAGAAAAAAGAAGCACGCGCCTTTCAAAACAAATTAAAGAAAATGCATCTATCTTGAACCTTGTACAGATGTGGCGAGACGAAGAAGAGCGCAAAAAAATGATCAAGTATGTTCAAATTGAACAAGATGCAATTGCCCAAGAGGTTGAAAAACTTACCAGCATGGATGAAATCAAAGCTAGAATACTTGGCTTGAACAAAGACGAAATATTGAATGGATAATCTATGAGTCTTATTTGTAAAATCTGCGCAAAAAGTTTTGAGAATGATACTTCTTTGCATCATCACTTAAAGGCTCATAAAATTAGACAAACAGAATACTATCAAACTCATTTCCCTAGAAAAGATAGGTATACTGGTTTAATAATTAAATATAAAAACAAAGAGCAATATTTTTCTGCTGACTTTAATTCAAAAGCATCATTAAAGGGGTGGCTAATGTCTATTCCCACCGAACTCGCAAAAGATTACATTAGAAATATTTTAGTCAAACGAAAAGAAAAAGGTAAATTGAAATATGCCCCAACTCAAGTTGAGTTAAAGACAATGATGATGCCAGGAATCAAGTATATAACTGAACGGTTTGGATCTTATTCTAATTTATGTAAAGAGATTGGCTTGGAAATTCGTTTTTCTTCAAACAAGTTAGATGAAAAACAATTCAAGGATGTCTCAAAAAAATTTATCTTTACTGATTCAAGAGAACAAAAAGCTTTGGAGTTTGACAACCGAACAAGGGTTCAGGGCATGTCTTTTGGAGACTATAGAATGAAGGGGTCTTCAGTTTATATAGAAAGAAAATCTGTTGGAGATGCATGGGGAACATTAACTGGAGGATATGAGAGGTTTGAGCGTGAGATAATTCGCGCAAAAGAGGCGGATGGATATTTAGTTATACTTGTTGAAAGTCCTTTTTCTAGTTTAGAAAAGTTTCCGCTTCAAAGACAGGTGGCTGGCAAGATAAAGATACCAGTAGAATTTTTATATCATAACATTAGAGATTTGATGCAAAAGTATACGCATATACAATTCTTATTTGTTAATGATAGGGAGGAATCAAGCAGAGTAATTCAAAAACTATTCTCTGCTGATGAACAAGTTAAAGATGTTGACCTTCAACTTCTCTATGATTTAGGAAAACTATAATGTGGTACTCTCCCGAAAAATATAAAAAAGAAGTTCTTGATGTAAACAAAGAGTTTGCATTATTGACTGGGGATCTTGATGAAAAGATTGCAAAGATTACTCTTGCAAGATTTCTTTATCGCAACATTGGTTTTACTACAGAGTTATTAACTGGAACAAAGCTTTATCCTGACCAAATTATTAACATCAAAGGAATGTTAAATAGTAATTATACCATGTGTGTTTGGGGTCGTGGTCTTGGTAAGACTTTTTCTGCGGCAATGTTTTGTATTTTGCAATGCATCTTTTTTCCAAAATCAAAAATCTTAATTGCTGGACCCACATTCAGAACAGCAAGATTCATCTTTAATCATATTGAAAAGATGTGCGATAGTCCTGGAGCTAAATTACTTTTTCAAGCAATGGGAGCCAAGTCAAAAAGAAATGACGAATTCCGATGGAACATAAATGGTGGAGAAATTGTAGCTATCCCATTGAATGGCGAAAAGATTCGTGGTTTCCGCGCCAATGTTCTTGTTATTGACGAGTTCCTATTGATGAATGAGGAAATTGTTGAAAAAGTCTTGATGCCATTCCTTTTGGCTCCACAAGATATTGATGAGCGCCAAACCATTCGTCGCAAAGAAGATGAATTAATTAGAAGGGGCTTATTAAAAGAAGAAGAAAGAATGGTGTTCCCAAATAAAGCAAAGTTCATTGGACTTTCTTCAGCAAGCTATACTTGCGAGTTTCTTTATAAGAAGTATGATGAATTTGTTAAAAAGATTTATGCGCCCGATATGACAGAAACTGGAGAAAAGTATTTCATTAGTCAATTAGCTTGGAATGCTATTCCTCCAGACCGTATTGATAAATCTATTATTCAATTGGCAAGCAGCAATGAATCTAATGCGGCAACTTTTAAAAGGGAATATGGGGCACAATTTATTGATGGGTCAGATAGTTACTTTTCAATGAAGAAAATGCTAGAGTGTAGTATTCCTGATGGCGAATCACCCTCTATTTTGTTAAAAGGCAACAAAGATAAGAAATATCTAATAGCAATTGACCCAAACTTCTCCAATTCTCCAACTGCTGACCATTTTGCCATGTGCGTAGTAGAAATAGATGAAGGAAAGTGCTCAGGAACAGTTGTTCATAACTATGCCAAAGCTGGTAAAGATTTAAAAGACCATATCAAATACTTTTACTATATTTTAAAGAATTTTAATATTGAAATGGTCATTATTGACTATGCTGGTTATCAATTCCTTGAAGCTGCAAATGAAAGCGAATGGTTAAAGAAAGAAAAGATTGAGATCAAAGTATTTGAATTCTATGCTGAAAAAGATGGGGGAGAATTAGAAGATCAATTAAAAATAGCCAGAAGGAGCCTCAATAAAGAAATCCATAGAATAGCTTTCACTCAGTACTTTACAACAGATTTTATTAGAAAAGGTAATGAATGGCTACAAGGTTGTATTGATTATAAGAAAATATGGTTTGGATCTAATATCAAGGCTGATGAATCCACATTTGATAAAACTGTATCCACAAACTTTGATAATGATCTACAATTAGTTGATGAAGAGTGCCTTGGGGACTTTATTGATGAGCAAGAAGTATTAATGAGGCAAACAAAGTATCAATGTGCATCAATTGAAGTTAAATCTACTGCCAAAGGCACCCAAAGCTTTGATTTGCCCCAAATAATGAAAAGAGACAACTCTTCTTCAAGAATGAGAAGAGACTCTTATACTGCCTTAATGTTGGCTTGTTGGGGCTTAAAATGCTACCATGATATAACCAGAGTGCAAGAGGAAGAATCTCAATCCAGTTTTGAACCTATTTTGCTTTAAAAAGTGTAATTACCATTAGTTTGTAATTATAATAATACGGAGCAAGGAATAAAAAAATGGATAGTACAATTAGGTTAAGACAATTAAATCAACCGGAACTTTCTGGCTATATAGTCAGCGTTTTTGCTGCACAGTCGCAACTTAACACTTCTGGAAACATTGTTCCATCTGGTTCTGGAGTTTATAATCTTGGTTCCACATCAAATTATTATAAAAATGTATACTCTAATGGCCTCACACTCCCTTCTGGCAGTGGAATTCAAATTGGAAGCTCTTTCGTTACTGCTTTTACTTCTGGTGG